TCAGCTTTGAAACATTCTCTTCGACTTTCTTCAGCGCGACCTCGCCATCAGGACGGAGCACGGGATATTGCTTGGTGCCCTCTTCACCCAATACCCCTTTGATCTGGCCGCCCAGCGCGTCGAGCCGGGAGCGCATCAGTTCACCTTCCGTAGCGAGAATAGCCGCCAGTTCCTTCGGGCTTCGCGCGCCGTTTACACTTTCAATGAAGCGATCACGTTCCGCGACGCCGCCCGGCGAGCCCGCATAGAACTTGGTGATTTCCTGACCGTAATGCTGCGCGGCGCCCTTCAGGGCTTCCATCTTGGCCGCCTGCTCGGTTCCTAGACCGCGTGCCGCGTTGACGGCATGAGACAGCGGAGCAATACCGGTATCGTAATTGCCGAGTTCGAGCGCCTTCTGTGTCAGGTCCGCGAGATGGCCCGCCGCCGTGTTGCCGATGTTGATCTGACCACCCAAAGAGCTTGGCGCCGACGAGCTGAGCTGATTGCGCATCTGCCGGCGGGCGGCGAAGGTCGTATCGTCAACCTGCTGCCCGGTATCGGCTCCAACCTTTTGCGCGATCATCTTCACGGTCTGGGTGAAGCCCTTGCGCGGGTTTCCTGTCGGAGTTGACTTGCCCTCGATATAGTTCTGAACGGCCGCCTGCACCTCAGGTGAGAACTGCTTCAGGTAGTCCTGCCCCGTCAGACTGCTGTCCATCTGCTTGACGCCAGGGGCCAGAAAACCAGCGCTCGCCTGATTGTCGCTAGCACTTATCGGCTTCCCATTGACGGTCTGTTCGCGGTCGTTAACAAAGCCATAGGTCTCATTCCCCATGGCATCGGTGCCGGTCTTGGTGTATTTTTCCTTGCTGGTCAGCGCCTCGTTGATAAGGGTCTGCCCCGCCTCCTTGTTCAAGACTGCGAGCATCGCCTTCTGCTGTCCAAGCAGGGGCACCAAAGCATCATACTGAGCCTTAAGGTTCTGCTGTGCTACCGATCGGGAATCGTTCCCAGTTAATCTTGCAACAAGGCCGTCTGGATTGAACATACGGCCGAGCGCAGAGCCGCCGCCAAAAGCCGGGGGGAGCTGTTGTGGCTGCTGGACCGGCGCCTGCTGCGGAGCAGGCATCGGCAATTGGCCTTGTGCTGGCTGTGCATTTGGTGGTGTTAACGCCTGCTGCGGATTGAACTGGTCAGCACCGCCAAGCCGCGGCATCTGGTAGTCGCCAACGGCAATGGGCTGCGCCTGGTTAGGTGCAAATGTCTGCGGATCGAATTGGGCGCTGTCAAAATTACGTCCTGACGGCGCTACCGGCTGAGGCGCGCCCGGCATCGCATTAAACCGATCGGCAAAACTTGTTGGCGGCTGCTCCTGTGGAAACCCAGCACTCGGCTGATACTGATCCTGCTGCATCTGGCTTTGGCGCAGGAAATCCAGCAACCCGCCGCCCTGCCCGCCGTAGGTCGATTGATTAAAGAGCGAGTCAAGCAGGCCCATGTCTTACAATCCACCCGGGAAGAATGATTTGAAGAGATTGCCGGTGCCGTTCGCAATCATGCCGAACTGCTGCGCGCCGGACATCTGCTGCGTGCCCTGCGACTGGCCTGTGGACTGGCTTCCAAGCCCCGCAATCGGAATACCGATCTGAGCGAGAAGCCCGAGCGCCTGCACCGGAATTCCGCGGCGCTTGGCTTCAGCTTCCAAGGTCGCATTGGCGCCGGCATTGGCGGCCTCGTTTGCGGCGCCAACTGCTGTGATCCCCTGCGCCTGATTGGACAGCTTCTGCTGGTTCAGGCCGGACAGGATCCCCGCATTGGTGTTGCCAGCGTTGTAAAGGTTGCCGGCCGCGCCCTGCTGGTTGTTGACGTTCTGATTGTACTGGGCGGCGATCGTCGGCGCCAGGCCTTGGGTGAGACCCCGACCGAGCGCCATCGAATTCGCGCCGCTGAAATCCCGACCCGCCGCTGCAAATGTCCCATTGGTGTTATTGGTGATGTCAGACGTTGCCGTGTTGATGGCGTCGCGGAATCCCGGCGTGTCATAGGGATTATAGTTGGTATTCGAGGCGAGCGGGTTGGTTTGGTCAACGTAGCGCTGATAGTTGGCGTTGACGTTGCCTGCCTGATCGGTCGCGCCACCACCGCTCAATAGCGTCTTGGCATAGTCAGCGATCGGCTGACCATATTGCGAGGTGAAGTTCTTTCCGTTGGCTGTCAGCGTGTCCAACGCGCCACTTTCGCCGCCAGTCACACCGGTCTTGCTGAGGTTGCCGGTCAACTGGCTGAGAATGCCCTGCAGGGCAGGCTGCGCTTCAGCCCACGGGGCCGTCGTACTGCTCTGCGTCTGCGACGTTTTGCTCTCACCGCCCATGTTATAGCGCCTTCTCTAAAATGACGTGTTCGACGTGATATCCGTTAAGCACGCGCTGCCAGCCGGGCCTGCCATAGATCCGCATCTTGCAGCCCTCGTCCTTTGCGTATTTCTCAATTCGTTCGAACAGAGGAAGCCAACGTTTCATCTGATGTCCGCTGCATGCCGTCAGCGTGCATACATTACGCGAAAGATGCGTGGTTGCTGCGGCCTCGACGTGATCGCTGATCGCCAGCCAGAGCAGCTGGTCACCCGAAAGGACATCCGTCTCAACATCCGCGAATTCGCTCAGTTTCGTTCGCTCGATCGCGGAGCGGATCAAATCGCGCGCCAGCGGCCATACCTTTTGAACGTCGGCGGGGTTCACGCAAACAAGGTCACACGACATAATTAACCGATCCGCCGAGCGCGACGCCGCCACCTGTCGGCATATCGGCCGTGGTTACGTTGGCGACTGCAACGCCTGACCCGGAGGCCAGCACCTGGATGGATGTAGAATTTCCAATCAGCGCCGAGCTGAACGCAGCGTATCCCGCCTTGGTAATCCCACTGTAGAGAACGGGTGCATAAGCGCGGTAGCTTGCATCTGTCGTGATCGGCGTGAACGGCAAGCCTGTGATGAGCAGGTTTCCAGAGGCCGTCGTATGCGTAAAGGTCGAGGTCACCATGGCGAAGCTGATGGAGACGAGGCGGCCGATCTTGGTATAGTAAGCGCTCCGCAGCGAATAGGCGACGGTGAGGTCTCCGGGCGTTGCGAAGGTGATGGCCGGCGTCCAAGTGCCTTCCTCGTAATCGTCCAGCGTGTTGGGGTCGGTGGACCCGTCAGGCGATGCAGGAAACGAGAAATTCCCCTTCGTCAGGTAGGCTCCGATCGCCTGAAGCGACAGGATTATCTTTTTGAGATCCCGCTCCTCAGTCCCCGGAACATAGATGGTCGCCGTCATGACTGGCCGTCAGGTTTAATGGCGGGGATAACACCAGCCGCAAATGACCAGCTCGTGGATGCGGGAATACGGATTTTCATCCGAGAAAATTTCGTGGACCTGCGAAGATCGCAATTGCCGGTTCTGGCATTCCGCGCGATTTCAGGAAGCGATGTCGTCGCGTCGGATATCAGGTTCCGATACGAGAGCGAGCCGTAGACCGTGGGCGCATCCGTAACAGGGCGGAAGCCGCTCACAAAAACCTGCTCTCCATCCGCACCCTGCTCCGATGTCTCAAGCGTTGCCTCCAGGGCCGCGCCGGAGAAAAAACCCATCTTGTGGGCACTTGAAAACTGCGCAATCAAGGGCTGAGTGGAGACCGCAAACGAGTCCAGCGAGGCTGCAAGCGCATCGATCGATGCCGAAAGTATGTCCAGATTCTCCAGCGTAATGCCGGGCTGGGACATGCCAAGCAGGTACTCCCCGACCATTGAAACTGGAAAGAACCTATCGAGCGCGTAATCATATCCCATGATCTTGTCGTAGAGCCCGGTCGTTCCTGCCGTGGACTTGTAGGCCCAGAACGCTCGCGTCGATCGTGGATCAGACGCGCCGATAAACATCCGCAGTTCGGTCTTGTCGAGTTCGTCAAAGAACGTCCGGTCAACCTTTTCACGGCCGATCTGCTCGGGAAGCCCGCCGGGCGCAATCTTGTAAAAACCCTGCGCCGAATGGAAGAAGATCAGGCTTCCCGCGCGAACAATGCTATATGGCGCGAACAATCCCAGATCCTGCGCAATGCGCTCGATTTGAAAGATCAGCGGCGAGCCCGGGATATAGGACATTCTCCGGATGGCCTGATCCTGAAACACCGTTCCAAATTCACCACCGGCAACCCCACGGACAATGCCGCCGTCCGGAAAATCCTGAAAGTCAGAACTGTTGGTTCCGCTGGTCCAGGTCGTCGTTGCGTTGAGCCCGGACCAGTGGATTCGGAACGGGAAATCCAGCAACCCCGACAGTACGAGGAAGCGACCCACCACGCTGATATAAGCGGCCGGCGGCGGTGAGCCGGCGCAGTCAGCAAACGATGACGACGAAGCCAGGTTGTAGACCTGAAGCGGAGCATTCTTCTGCGTCGCAAAGACGAGGTTGCCGAACTGGGCGAACTGCCATTGCGCGTCGCTCGACAAGGACGGGTAGACCGAGGTTACCGAATGCGTTCCAGTCCCTGTCGTCGCCGTGTTGATGGCGGCCCCGCCGGGCGTGGCTGAGCCGGTGAAGTGGTCCGCGTCGGTTACCGTTTTGACGTAATATTTCGTGCCCGCGGTGTATGCAGCAGGCAGCGCGCCTCCGGTGTTATAGGGAATGAAAGGATCGTTGGCCGCCAAGCCGTGAGCAGTGACGTTCCAAACACCGGGGCTTGCTGCCGTGATCGTCGCCGTCTTGACTTTAGAAACCGGCGTCCACGAATAGTCCGTATTGCTTGCGAGCCAAAGCCTGTCGGCCGTGCCGGCGAAGACCGCAACCGAGCCGTCCGACTTAAGGGCGTAGAAGCCTCCGCGGCAAGTTGCGATCAGCGCCTGAGATAGAATCGCAAAGTCAGGGAACGGGCCATAACCGTCTCCCCTCGGGATGACGTTGCGCACGTTCTTGGTTGCCGAGCCCTCGAAGTCAGAAACATCGGGCTTGAACTCCCCCCAAGCCAGCAATGGCATTATGGCGTCCGCCCCATCACGCGAACCGACATCCCCTGCCGTTCGTTAAAGTCGAGCGACTGGATTTCCTTGAAGATCTGGTCGCAGCGGGCAAGCCATGTTCCTGCGATGTCAAATCCCTTGTTGAAAGCCGCGGCCTGCGCGAGCGAGCCCGCCAGATAGGCGTCAACATGGTTGGTGAACAACCAGTTGAGCGAGCTGGAGACGGCCGGGGTGCGCTGAAAGTACAAGAACGTCAGATCGGTATCGTCCGATGGCGCGACCTTGAGATTTGCGCCCTCAATCGTAAAAACGGCCGGCGTTCCGCTGCCCGTATTCAGGTATGCCGCATAGAGTTCTGGCGCAACATACTCCAGCCCCTGAATTGGCGAGCCGGTCCACGTCACGCGCTGGAAGCCGAGATAGTCTGTCGGCAGCGCAACGACTCCGCTGGATGGTGTGAGCGTCGTAGTCGTAGCCTGCGGCCGGACCTTCAATCGGCGTGCCGCATCACATTCGAACAGCGTGATGTAGTCCGGAATAAAGGCCGTGAGATCATCCCGCGACAGCCAGTCGGCGATGGCTGACTTAAGCAGGTCGTAGGTGGTGATCGCCATTTATCGCCATCCCGTGACGAGCGCCGGACGGTCGGTGCGTAGATAAGCCCATTCCGGGTCTTGAAGCTTCTTCTGCACGATCAGGTCGAATTCAGGGGTGAACATACGCAACGAGGTATTGCCCCTCGCATGCTCTTCGTCCAACCACTTCACGTAGATTACGTTGGGAATGGAGGCGACATGCCGGCCCCAGTCCGAACGCTGTTCCTCACCTCGAAGCGCCTTGTTGCGCTCAAGGATCGGCTCAACGTCCTGGATGTGCTCGATAGCGACGGTATCGCCGTGGCTATGGAAGCGGACATCCATCAGGACACCTCGGTAACGTGCAGGTTTCCGCCAGAGGCAACCTGCACCGCTGCGACCTTTTCTCCGGGCCTGATCGTAAAGTACTCCGGGGAATCAGCCGGCATATAGACATCAGCGGTTGTCGCTGTGAGCGGCGTCTTGCCTATCTTGATGTAGGCCGCACTAGTCACGACAACGCGCACCTTGTTTGTGCCTGCCCCGACCGCGTTGTCTATCTCGGCGGATGTCGTATATGCCTTAGCTTGGTGCGCGCCGAGATATCCCGTCCCGATATACTGCTGGGCCATAGTTAATCCCGATCGATGACGACGGTAAACACCGTGGGGCTGGTCGTTGACGACTCGCCGGCTGAGACGAAACCGATCGTATCGCCCTCGTTGACATAGTTGGCGCCCGTGGGCGTGCAGATATCGACATCGCCTGCAGCCGAACCCGATTGCGTGATAGTCGCGGTAGATCCGGTGACGGCCGTGCCATTGATCGTCATCGACCAGGTACAGTCGGCACCCGTGAGCGCAACCGAGATGGCCGAATAAGCCCGCTTGATCGTACCGCGGAACGGCGCCGCTACGAAGGTGGACGACGCCGCGCTGACATCAGCCAAGTAGGCGGAAACGGAGGCCTCGCTAAGCGGCCGATTGCTGGGAAGTGCCATGTGATGTTTCTCCAATTAGCCTCAGGTTGTCCGTAATAGAGGCTGAGTAGGTTTTCGAGCCGATATGGCCCAGTGTGACGGAAGGGTCGAGAAACGCCTCGAAGCCAAGAGCCTTGATGTCGGCAAAGAACGCCATATCCTCGCCGCGAGCATAGCCGTCGTGTTCGTCACAGCGGAACATGTGTGCGATTGGTTCATCCGAGCCGTTAAACTTCAGCTTGGGCGAACGTTCGGCCATCGCCTCAATCACACGACGTGTGCACACGGTAAAACCCATGCCCCATCCGCCTATCTTCAGGCAGCCAAACTCATTGCTTTCGATCTCTCCCCCGCTTGAAGGGTCGAGGAAGAAGACAATCGGGTCTTTCTTGGCCGGATATGCGGCGCCAACGACATCCATCTTTGTCGCGAGCGCGCAAAGACGGAGGAAGTCTGCGGCTTTCCATTCAATGTCGGAATCGACCCAGAACAGGAGCGATTTATCCGATTTGAGGAAGGTGTGAGCGATCTTGGAACGCGCGTGGGTGACGAGAGAATTCCCGACCTGTAACTGTATCTCGAACGGGATTCCCTTGGACCGCATCAGATCCATGGTTTCCAAAAGAGATGAAACTGTGCCGGCCGGGATATCCCGATGGGTCGGCATTGCGAGCATAACGCTTACGCCCGCCATGCTGAACGATATCGACAACTTACGAGACGGTTGCCGAGAACGGGGTTGCTTCGGTTCCTGTGGGCGCCGTGAACAGCTTGACCGAGAAGATGCCGGTCTTGACATCCTCGATCTCGACCATATCACCGACAACGCCGCCAAGAGTGGTGCCGTTCAGCGTAATGGTGTCCGACGTAGCCGAGGTCTTGAAGCCTTCCGCATTATCCGAGGTTGTGGTGACGCAGAAAGCATAGCCAGCCATCACGTCGGTCGCGTTCGCCACCTTGATGGTATGACCGGTCGCCGTCGCGACAACGCCGATCCAGAACTTGTACCTGTTCCCGGTGCCCGTCGCCTGCGGCAGCGTAACTGCAATCGGCGCCGTCGAGTTGATGGCCACCGTACGGCCCGCATGCGCCGCCGCCGTGATGGTCAGCGATGTTGCTGTGGTGGCAACCGGAGCCGAAACCGCACCGCCGAGCATGTCGGCAGTGATGCGCTTGGTGGTTCCGGCACTGGTATCGTACATCAGGAAGACATCAGTGGCCGCCGGAGGCTCCGCGAGAGCCGGGCACTCCGTGTGGAAGGTGTAAATCGTGCTCATGTGGAGTGCTCCTTACGAGGTGGTGTTGTCGAACACGCCGCCAGACGATTTCTCGTTCCTGGCTACCAGCGTGTATTCGGAAAGCATGGCCCGACGATCGGAATCGCCGTTTTTGGCCAGCGGGATCGAGGTCATATTGCGGCCGGGCAGGAAGGCGACCGCCCACTTGTCCATCTCCAGCACCAGAACGTCGCGTGCACGCTGGAAGCGGTTGGCGACCACCTTGAGCTTGCCGAAGTCGGATTCGTAGGCATCAACCGAGGCCACGATCTTCTTCGAAGTCGCCTGCTCCATCGGAGTGGACCGGCCGGTGAAGGTCGAGAACACCTGCTTGTTGAACGATCCGGTGAAGATCGTCCCCGGCCTCCCGCCGTTCTCCCAGCATGCCGCCAGAACGATCTTCAGCCGCGCTTCCGTGAACGCGATCTGGGTGCCGTCCGTGCGGGTGCCCGCGCCGTCCGCCGTGGTCGGGTCTGCCGCGCCGCCGGCTGTTCCCTTGCTGGTGTTGCTCTTGATCCACGACAGGACCGAGGCAAGCTTCGGCGCCGTTGCCGCGGCACCCGTGACCTTGGCCTGGTTCGTGCCGACAAGGATGGTCTCGATGTCGCGCTTCAGTTCGAGGCCCTTCAGCATTTCCTGATAGGCCATCTCATTGCCGCGGCCGGCGTGGTCAACCGCCTGCTGCGTTCCGGAAACCCGCGCCACCTTGCGGGAGATCTGGGTGCGGTTGCCCAGACGAACGGTCGGCGTGGTCGCATCGGTGGCGAAGTCATCGCCCTCGAGCTGGGCGTTCGCACTATCGGGCGAAGCCAGCGCCTGGGTCTGCCATTCGTGGTTGACGGCATCGGCCTTTTCACGATCAACGCCCGTGATGAACGGGGTGTCGGTCGGGTCGATGCGGTAGATCATGTCCGAGAGGTCTTCTCGGTTGCCGACCGCAAGCGGTACGGTAAAGGTATTGGCAGGAGTGGACATTTTCGTTCCTTATGATGCCCGGCGAGCCTGCAAAGCGCGAAGCTGTTGAGCAAACTTGATGTCGCCGGTCTCGTTGAGTTTTCGGGTGAGGTCTTTGACTTGTTCGGACTGATCGGAGCCCGCAGGCTTCGACGTTCCGGGCCGCACGACAGGGGGGAGGTCGGGCTTGGCAACGGCCTTCGGGGCGGACTTGATTTCCGAAAGTTTGATCCGGTCAAAGAGGAGTTGCTGAATGCGCCGGTCGAAGAGAGGGATCTTATCCTCCCCAGAAGCCAGCCTGTTCAGTTCCTCATCCGAGAACCCGATCTCCCGCAGCACCGCTGCGGCCTTCGTGTCATAGTCGGCCTTTTTGGCCTTGTATTCCGGCGTGGAGTCAGCGAACGCATTGCTTTCCTCTTGGACGAACTTCGCCCATTCGGTCGCGTGCTTCTGCGCCTTCTGACCTTCAACCTGCTGCTTTTCGGCTTGCGCCGCACTCAGCTCCATCTGACGGACCTGCCAAGCCTGAAACCGGAATGGGTCATTGGCTTGCAGATTGCGCACGTCATCCAGACTTCGGATGTCTCCGAAATCCGATTGCAGTGCCGTCTCAAGAGCCTGCGTGTAAGCAGCCTGTCTTGCCTCGTAGCTTTGCCTTGCCTGCTCCGTCTGCTGCTCTTTGGCCGTGAGGCCTTTGAGCTTTTCAGCGGCTTCATTCTGAGTCCGACGAAGCGCGGTATCGCGTTCCAGTTCGCGCGCAACGATCTTCTGTTGCAAAGCGCGAGGCGTGGCCTGCCATTCGGCGTCTTCAGCCTCAGTCCAAGACTTCGGGCGGGCGATGGGCGGCTCTGCAGCCGGGTCGGCGCCTTGGTCCTCACCGTGAGCCTGCTCAGCAGGGGCGGCGTTGTCCTCACCGGACAATTCGGGGTCTGCGGTCGCCGTATCGGCGCCATCGGCAGATGATTCATTGTTGCGCTTCCAGCGCAGATCGGCCAGCGCTTTCGCGGCCTGGTTGGGCGATAGTTCGGCCGGCGCATCGGAGCCAAGCGTATTGGAAACGACAGGCGCGTCATTACCGCCGATGCCTTCGGCTGATTCGTCACTCATGAATTGTCCTTTGGGTTATCGAACGTCTTGCCAGCGCTTCTGGCGCTCGGCGGTTTCGGCGAGATCGCGGAGTTCACGCGCGGCAAGCGCGCCATTCGAAACTATTGCGTGGAGGTGATCCCGAACCTTGCCCACGATATTGATCGCGAGGAACAACTTCTCCCGGCCTACCATGTCGTCGATTGTGGTTGACCGCCAGGCGCTGGTATAGGCACCCTCCAGCGAGGCAAATGCCTCCTTCAGCAACTCGTCTTCAAGCAGCCCCTGCGCACGGGCGGCCTTGGCTGCGGCTCTCTGGAGGGCGAATTCGTCGGTCATTTGTTCTTGGCTGCCTTACGTTCGGCGGATGCCGTATGG